GAGTAAAAGTTGTATACGACGAAGCAACCAGAGAATTCACAGCCGCTTAATCTATACTGTTTTTAGTTTTTGTGATATACTATAGTCATAGCCCAAACAAAGGAACTAAATGACAACTTATGATGAAAATGAAACCCCTTGGTTTACCAAGGATAGATCAGAAACAGCCTTAAATAGATATCCATCAAAAACTATTGGAAACAATATTTTAGTTGAAAACCCAGCATTAGGAATTAACCTATACAGAAATGTGTTTTCAAAAGAAGATTCTGAAAGATACATAAAAATATTAGAGTCTAATCTAGGTGGCAATGGAAAATACAAATGGTCAGAAGCAAAAGTAACTAACTCAGATGTGCCAATTAAAAAGGCTAGAGATGCTGTAGACTTTAGATTTAAGCAAGAAAATTTAGGTCCAAGAGACGAAGATAACTCTGAACTAATTGACCTACACGAAGAGATCTATCAAAAGTTAAAGTTCTGTGTTGACGATTATGCACGGTACTGGGGAATCAACGTAGTATATTATGAAGCATTTAACTTTGTAAAGTATGAAGGAGAAGGAACCCACTTCAACATTCATGCCGATCACGGTCCAATGTATAATTGCACGGTCTCTGCTGTTATTTATATAAATGAAGACTACGAAGGTGGAGAGATTAGATTTCCAAGAATGGACAATTATACTCATAGTCCAAAAATAGGAGACATTGTTCTTTGCCCATCAAACTATATTTATGAGCATGCTTCATTGCCTATGAAAGAGGGAACAAAGTATTGTGTTGTCGTAATGACAGACATTAATGAACTAGGACACAAGTAGTGTCTTTAGTCGCTAAGTTCAGATCCTTTAGACCCTGGCTAGATAAAGAGAATATCTCTACACCAGTACCAACACAAAAAGAAATGCCAGATTGGTATAAAAACGCAGACAGATTTGCTAAAATGCCAAACGGAGAATACTATAAAGCACCAAAAGAAGTTTGTCCATTTCCCAAAGAAGGAACAACAGACGACTATGGAAAGATACCTACATGGAAGGCGTGTCCTGCAATTATGGATGCGTTTGCAACTGGTTATGTGTTTAAAACTCCTTGCGACCTAACATTTGCTAAAAATTCTCAGGGGATAATTAATGTTACAATTGATGATCCTAAATATAGAGACTTCTGTACACAAAGACCACCAATGCCACAGTTTGAACATCCAAAAGGATATTACCAGTACCACTTTGCCTGGAGTTCTCCATGGGGGCTAGAATTACCAGAAGGATATAGTGCATTATTTATGACTCCAATGAATAGGTTTGATCTGCCATTTTTAAATACTACTGGAGTTGTTGATTCTGACAAGGTACACCTTCTTGGAAGTTTTCCATTTTTTATAGCAGAGGGCTGGGAAGGAACGCTTCCTGCTGGAACCCCATACTTGCAAGTTCTTCCATTTAAAAGAGAAAACTGGGAACATGAGATAGAGATTTTAGGTCAGTCTGATATATATGGTAAAATGGTAGATAACGCAAAATTCTATCGGCAACCTGATGGAGGAGTGTACATTAAAAAAGTTTGGTCCCGTAGAGAATATAAATAGGAGAATAAAATGCAAACATGGACAGAAAAAGAAGACCTTGGCAATGGAATCATCTGCTATAGAAATGTAATCAAAAAAGAGTTTGACGTAATAAACAGACTTGAGTCCAACTTGGGATTAGTTGCTGACTACGGAGTGTTGTCTGCAGATGGCAAAAGATATCACTGGATGCCAGCCTATGTTGGATACCAGCAACTTATGCCAGACTATAGAGACTGCGTTGATTTTAAGTTTAAAAAAACAGACATAGAATTAGACAAAAGCGAAGAGTCCTTAAATCTACAGGCATTGTGGCAAGACATTTATGATGCACAACATGCAGCAGTAGAAGATTATAGAAAAGACTACAACATTATGCCACTTAAATACTGGGAGGCTTTTAACTTTATCAAGTATGGTCCAGGTCAGCACTTTATGGAGCACCATGACCACGGATATTCTTACAACTGCACACTATCTTTAGTTGCATACGTAAATGACGACTATGATGGCGGAGAGTTATTCTTTAGACTGCAAGGACTAAACATTAAGCCACAGGCTGGAGATTTGTACATCTTCCCATCTAATTTTATGTATCCTCATCAGGCTATGCCAGTTCACTCTGGAACAAAGTATTCTATTGTAACAATGTTAGACTATAGCAAGAAGTATCATACACCAGATATGTATGATCCAAAGTGGGACAATGAGTAATGCTAAATATATCAGTAGAAAGGATGCAAGGTAGTAATTTTAATATTAGTCCAATGTCTATTAAAAGAGATTGGATGGACCTTACATCTGAACACCATGCATATAGATGTTTTCCAGTAACACAGGCAAACGTTATTGGATGGAATCTTACTTGCACAGAAGATATTGAGTTTGAGTGGGATGGTATAAATGATCAAACAGATCAGCATGTAACAATATTTAATCCACAAGGTTCTTATGCTGGTAGAGGTCAGTCTTCTATAAGTTTAAATACTAGTTTAGTTTTTAGAACAGATCCAGAAATTAGCATCTGGACAATTAATCCAGTAAACTATTTTAGCGAAGACTTTGAGACAATGTCTAACCTGGTTAGCACATCTTTTTATCCCAATCCACTACCACTTGCCATTAGAGCACGAAAAGCAAATCAAAGAGTAGTCATAAAAGCAGGTACTCCAATAGCAACGATTATTCCTATATCTCTAACAAACTTAAATAACACTACTATAGAGGTTGTTGAATATAGAGATGACGACAGGTCAAAGGAAAACGCAAACAGATCCTACGGTGAAGCAGCACAAGAAGTAAACAAGTCTGGACAATGGACAGATTGGTATAGAGATGCTATTAACGAAAAGGGAGAAAGTTTAGGTTCTCACGAAGTAAAAGCATTAAAACTTTCAGTTAAAGATAACACGAATGGTGATACAATATGAACATGGATGAATACAAAGTAGTACAAAGAAAGCCATCAATGACGCCATCAGGCTGGTTTGGTAACAGCAAGGATATGATTGTTGAATTAGAAAATTTTATGACACAACAAGAAATAGAGTTTCTAGAAAAGGCTGCAAAGTCATTAACAATTTGGGATGTTACTGAAAGCCATGTTAATGAAAATGGAACTGTCGTATATGAAGCAAGTTATTGGAAAGACAGGGTTGCTACTAGTCCTACTCTAGATAAGAATGATCCATCGATTGCTCCAATTATTGCAGGTCTGTTTGAAAGACTAAAGCCAATAGTTGAAGAGTTCTACAAGGTAAAGGTTATTCCTACTGGAACAACCATTGTTAGATGGCTTCCTGGTCAGTTCCAGAAGCCTCATGCAGACAAAGAACTGCATGAAGGTCCAGATGCTGGAACTCCAAATGATTTTCCAAACTACGACCTTTCTAGTTTGTTCTATTTGAATGATGATTATGAGGGTGGAGAGTTATACTTCCCATTACAAGATGTTAAGTTTAAACCTAAAAAAGGTGCTGCTTACTTTTTTCCAGGGGATATGAATTATATTCACGGAGTAACAGAGATTAAGAGTGGTATCAGATACACCTGCCCATTCTTCTGGGAAATTACAGAGCATACGGGAGATAGAAAGCCATGACAGAGTCTCTTAATGCAGTTGAAATATATCCAAAGATTTTTGTATATAAGGGTCTCTTTAAAGACATAAATCACACCTATAGTCTTTTAAAAGAATCAGAAGGACAGGAAGATGGACTTTTTAGTCCTTGGACGAGTTGGTCTCACTTTGGAGAATATATTAATCCAATATTTAAAAACCATAATGATAATTTAAAAATAGAACATGTTCAAACTATAAAAACTTCAACAGAAAAACAAGAAGAACATAAGCAAGTTCTTTTAGAAATTCTTAATAATTTTATGATAGCAACAAAAGACTATATTGCAAAAAACAATGTTGACTTTGACGAAGATAGGCTTGTCCCAGGTATTAAAGATCAAAGAGGAAATGATGTTAAAGAATGGGTATATACTGGACCATCTATAGCAAGATACAAGGTAGACATTGAAGACCCACTGGCAATGACATATCATACAGACTACATAAGAGAGCCAATAGTAAGCCCAGGACACAAGTTTGCAATTACTGCTTTAACATACTTTAATGACGATTACCACGGTGGAGAAATTGATTTTATAGCAAATGGAGAAGCGTATATGTATAAGCCAGAGGCTGGAGACCTTCTCGTTTTTCCATCAGGTCATCCAGAATTTCTAATGTCTGAAAAGTCTATATACCTTCATGGAGTAATGCCTGCAGAGCATAACTCAAAGTATCTTTCAAGAATGTACTGGACAAAATACTCTACTGGTTCACCAGAGTGGCTTGAGAACGAAGAAAGACTTGGCAAGGAAAAGTGGCAGGAAGAATGGAAAGACATTATGCAAAAGTTTAGAGATGAGAATCCTAATAGAAATAATGCTGATAAAGAAAGAAGGATACAATGAATCTAGATAATAAAAAGAGAATAACTAAGGACATAGTTGTTTATGAAAACTTTATTGATGCAGAAACTGCTGCAAAACTTGTAAAGGTTTTAGACAAGCATGTAGAAGTTGGCACAATAACCTGGATGCCTATATCTTTCTATGAGTCTTATTCCTCAGTATTGCCACAAGACAATGATGAGCATGTAGAAAACGAAGGATTGCCAAGCGACATATTTTCACAAATGAAGCAAGGAATTATTGAGGCAGTTGCAAGTGTTCACGATCTTGACCCAAAGATAATTTCTCAAATTGGATACCATACGCAAAAGTGGGAGCCAGGAGCATATGCAAGAAAGCATTCCGATAACACTGATGAGCATGGAAAATCTGGTGCTTTTACAAGAAGCAGGTATGCAGCATTCTTATATTTGAATGATGACTTTGAAGGTGGAATGTTGCAGTTCCCAGACCAAGACATAAGTCTTCAACCTAAAGTTGGAATGCTTGCTGCATTTGACGGGGGATTTAACAATATGCACGAAGTAACCCTTATCACTAGTGGAGTTAGATACACCATTGGTTCATTCTGGGATGATCGTGAAGAGGATGCTTACCCTCAAGAAGTAAGAGATGCTTGGGCTGAAGAGATGAAGGCCACTAGAGCACAACAGGAAATTGAAAGAGCAGAGTGGCAAGAGTTGCTGAAGCAAGGCTGGAAACTTGATGCTGATGGAAATAAATATAAGGCGGAGGACCTGTAAGTGGAAGTTTTTTTAAAAAAAGAGTTTGATGATGCTGGATATAGTACTGAGGTTTTTCATGAACATGTTTTGTTTATAGAAGACTTTATCAGTGCTGAAGAACTTGATACTATTTTAAAAATAATTGAAACGACCCCAAACGAAGACTGGATGATAGAGTATACTAAAAATCTTGCTAGATTCTGCATGGAAAAGTTTGGAAGAGATGATGTAGATAATCTTGTTGCAGAAGGAAAGTTTGAGATTACTCAAAATTGGGCAGACAAGAATTTAAACATTGTTACTGAGCCGATAAGCGTAACCCTTCAAGGAAGACTTGGAAGACTTCTGGCACTTGCAGACCCATCTCTAGAACTTGCTGGTTTTGGAACACTACAAAGGATGCAGGGTGGGGTTGAACTAAAGTCTCACACAGACCAGCATACAGATCCATCCATTAGATATGCTGCTATACTATACATTAACGATGACTACAAGGATGGAACTTTATTCTTTAAAAATAAAGAGAATTCAGACTTAAGGCCAAAGCCAGGAACATTGCTTATTTTCCCAGGTAACGAAGAATATGAGCATGGAGTAAGGCCTGTAGGAGAAGGACCCATAAGATATGTTACTGTAGGCTTTATGAAGGTAACAGGTTTTTATGAGAAAAATAAATACTAAGGAGATACAAAATGGACAGAGAAATACTTGAGGAAAAGGTTTATTATTACACAAATGTAATTGAAGACCCAAAGAAACTTGTTGAGGCAATTGAAAATGACAACAAGGATGAATGGGGAGAGTGGATGGCATGCAGCGGAGAGCACTATGTCTATGGAACAGACAAGAGCATATCTTTAACAGCAGAGTCAAACGAAAAAGATAAGTATATTTATAACACTCTACAAAAGGCATTTGATGATGTAGCAAGAGACTACGCTGCAGCACAAGGTATTACAGAAGAGCCAAAACTGTTTCCAATGTATCCTATCAAGAAGTACCAGCCTGGAACGTTTATGGGTGCACACTTTGATCAGCAAGAAGGAGACGAAAGACTAAAGGTTTCTTTTGTTATGTACCTTAATGATGATTACGAAGGCGGAGAAATATCTTTCACTATTGCTTCTCCAGACGGAGTTTTACAGAATCCAAGCCCAGAAGCAGATTTTGCAGAAGCACAGCATAATGGAAATTATTCATTTGCAGTAAAGCCAAAGGCTGGAAGCATCATTGTGTTCCCACCATCACCACCATACCATCACACTGCACACCTAGTTAAAAGCGGTGAAAAGATCATGGTCCCACAACACTGGATTCACTAGTATGACCCAGGGCTATCAAAATTTTAGCGAACAAGAACAGTTTGTTTTAAATTTACTTGATAACAAAAAAGAAGGATACTATGTAGAACTTGGTGCTGCCCATTCAAAAAATGGAAGCAATACTTACAGACTTGAAAATGAGTTTGACTGGAAGGGTGTTTCTTTTGAAATTGTTCCAGAACTACACAAAGAAGTTTCTGAGAATAGGAAAAACCCTTGTATCCTTGGGGATGCTACAAAGTTTGACTATATCAAATACTTTGAAGAAAACAACTTTCCAAACCAGATAGATTACTTGCAGGTAGATATTGATGCTGGATACCAAACAGATGGTAGACCTGCTGGTAACCACTATACAACTCTACATGGTTTGATTGCTGTACCTCTAAATAAGTATAGATTTACAGTTATAACTTTTGAGCACGATTCAAACATGTACTGGAGAAATACGGCAATGCGTGATGCACAAAGAGAAATTCTTGACTCGTTGGGCTACTCTCTAGTTGTTAGACAAATCCATGAAGACTGGTGGGTAGACCCAACAGCAATTGGACTAGAAAAATATAGAGAGTACTTTAAATGGGACACCCTATAAACAATAAGACAGCAATTGTTACAGGAGCCAGCAAAGGTGTTGGATACGCAACAGTAAAACTTTTATCTGAAAATGGATATAAAGTTATTGCTGTTTCAAGAGACCTCTCTAAAGTTTCAGAACTTGTTTCTGAGAATGTTGAAATGTATGAATTAGACATTACAAATTCAGAAGAAATTAAACGCTTTCACGAACACTATAAAGACATAACTTTAGATCTTTTAGTAAACAATGCTGGTGGAGGCTCAGGGCCAACATATATAATTAATGAGACTATGGACAACTTTAGAAGAGCGTATGATATAAATGTTTCTGGTCCAATGTATCTTTCCCAACTTTTTGTTCCATCTATGAAAAAGTCAGAGTCTGCAACAATCATTTTCGTTAGTTCTATTGGTGGAAAATATCCATACAGATCTGGTGGAAATTACACAAACGCTAAAAGAGGAATGATGGCACTTGTAGACACCATGAGACTAGAGTTCCCAGAGTACGGAATTAAGGTTACTGAAATTTGTCCAGGTACAATTGACACACAAATAGAAAAAAGAGAAATTGCCATTACTGCTGAAGACATGGCTGAGTCTATAAGATGGGTAGCAAGTTTGCCAAAGCATGTCAACATAAATCATATAGAGATAAATCATATACTTAGTGGTAAATAATTACTAACTCTCAACCTCTTATTTAGGGGAGAGTTTTGCTTTTTTGAAAACTCTGCTATACTTAACACTTAATCCGTTTTTGAAAGGACGATACATATTATGTCAGATTTTTTTAGTTTTAAACTTCCAGAGGACTTCGTAGAAAAGTACAAGAGCCAAGAAAGCCCATTTGGGTTTAAGGATGCAGCAGAAAACTCACTTGGAGAAATTACTTTTATTCGTACATATTCTCGAATGAAGGAAGATGGAACTAAGGAGCGTTGGCATGAAGTTTGTCGTCGTGTAATCGAGGGTATGTATTCAGTTCAGAAGAATCATGCTAAAGAAAACCGTTTGCCATGGAATGACTACAAGGCTCAGAAGTCAGCACAAGAAGCATTCCAAAGAATGTTTGAATTGAAGTGGACACCACCAGGACGAGGTATGTGGGCATTTGGAACTCCTATGACTATGGAGAAGAAGAACTCAGCAGCACTACAGAACTGTGCCATGGTCTCCACAAAGGACCTTGATAAGAATGATCCAGGAGCCCTATTTGCCTGGGTTATGGATGCATTGATGCTTGGCATTGGTGTAGGGTTTGACACAGTGGGACAGGATAAGAATTTTACAATCTATGCTCCAACAGAGCCAGAAGAGGTGTTCGAAATTCCAGACACTCGTGAAGGCTGGGTCGAGTCAGTCAGACTTCTAATCAACTCATATTTGAGAGCAAACCAGAGCATTCAGAAGTTTAACTATGATTTGATCAGACCTCTTGGAGCCCCTATCAAGGGCTTTGGAGGCGTTGCATCAGGACCTGCACCTCTTATCAAGTTGCACGACCAGATAGACCGTGTAATCGGCTCCAGAGGCGGAGAAACACTAGACTCTCGTGCTATCGTAGACTTGGTAAACCTTATTGGTACCTGCGTGGTATCAGGCAATGTTCGCAGATCAGCAACTCTTGCTTTAGGTAATGCAGGTGATGAGACATTCATGAATCTAAAGAATGCAGAACTATTCCCAGAGCGTAACTCGTTTGACCCAGACAATCCAGGTTGGGCCTGGATGTCAAACAATTCTATTTCAGCAGAAGTAGGAACAAAGTACGAAGACTATGTAGATTTAATTACGGAAAACGGAGAACCAGGTTTTATCTGGCTAGATGTTGCTCGTAATTATGGACGACTAAAGGATGCGCCAGACGGTAAGGATTATCGTGTGATGGGATTTAACCCATGTGCGGAGCAGCCATTGGAATCATACGAACTATGTACACTTGTAGAAGTGCACTTGAATCGTCATGAATCTAAGGAAGACTTCCTGCGTACCCTTAAGTTTGCATACCTTTATGGAAAGACCGTAACACTTGTTCCAACACACTGGCCACAAACAAACGGTATCATGCAGCGCAACCGTCGTATTGGTACGTCACTAACAGGTATAGCATCCTTTGCAGATCAAAAGGGTTTGCCAATTGTTCGTGAGTGGATGGATGAGGGATACAACAAGATCCGTCACTATGACCACCAGTATTCAGAATGGCTTTGTGTTCGTGAATCAATTCGTGTAACAACAGTTAAGCCATCAGGATCAGTTTCAATTCTTTCTGGTGCAACTCCTGGAGTTCACTGGGGACCTGGAGGAAACTTCTTCCTTCGTGCAGTTCGATTTGGAAACACAGATCCAATGATGCACTTGTTCAAAGCAGCAGGGTACACAATTGAAGATGACGTAGTATCAGCAAACACCTCAGTAGTCTACTTCCCAATCAAGTCAGGTCATCCAAGATCTGAAAAGGATGTAACATTGTTTGAGAAGATTGCACTTGCTGCAACTGCTCAGAAGTACTGGTCAGATAATGGTGTTTCTGTAACTCTATCCTTTGATAAGGAAACAGAGTCAAAGCATGTTGTTCCAGCACTTCACATGTACGAGGGACAACTAAAGGCAGTCTCATTCCTTCCAATGGGAAATACTGTTTATCCTCAGCAACCATATACTCAGATCACTGAAGAAGAATATGAGTCCTATATCGGCAAGTTGAAGCACATTGATTTCTCTGCTATCTATGATGGAGCAGAAAATCTTGAGGCTCAAGGCGAGATGTACTGCACAACAGATTACTGTGAAATTAAAATAAACAAGTAGTCTTCTGTGGTAAAATAGACCTATAATGTCTACTCCCTCAAACCTATATGCCGAAAAAGTCTTTGCTGAGCATCCGACTGGTCTATGGGCATTGGATGACAAAGCAGATTATGTTTCTTTAATTTCAGAGGCTCAGAGAGATCTCTCTAACAGTCTAAAATGGACGGTAACGGGTGGAACTGTATCTGTATACTCCCAGTCAGTAGATGAGCCATTTATCAATAGTTATGTTCATAGAATAGTTGCCACTCCAACATCTGATGAGTCTGCATCCATTGTTGCAGTAAGCGATGAGATCATGAATCTAGAAGACCTAAATGCCTATTTAAAAACATTTTCTGTTGGAGGATATTTCTATTCTGAAAGTACTTACATTGCTGGTTTTGAAATTGGGTACAGATATGAAGATTCAACTAGCGGAAATGTGATCACACATCTAAAAAACTATGACACCATTATAAATAATAATTGGGTTTTTATATCAGAAACATTTGACACACCACCAGAGGATTCACAAATACGATTAGTATTTAAGATTAACTTCATTGGAGGCTCAGGAGTAGAAGATGCGTTTTTGGTAAATGGTTTAAGTTTTGGGCAATGGTCAGAAGAGTTCTCTTCCACATCTCTTGGAGTAACACCAATAGACCTTCCTTCATCGATTGCACTTGCCCCACAAAAGGCTGTTGTTGCAAGATGCTATGGACTGCAAGAACTTGATGGATATTATTTAATTTCTGACAACATGCTTAAGGCAAAAAATTTAGGAATCCCAATTGTTTATGGAACATCTAGTTTGACAGCCTTGTATCCAAATGGAGCGAACCCATCAATTATAATTCCTGGCCTAGGATTTTTAAATGATTCTGGAAAGTTTAAACAGTATACTTTAGAAACTTGGCTTAGAGTTAACGCATACACAAATGATAGAAAGCGTATCATTGGTCCCATAGCATCTAATGATGGAATCTATGTTGATGGTCCTTCAATTGGACTAAAGATAGGCAATGAGTATCAAACATATTATGTTGGAGAATGGACAAGACCAATGCTTGTTCACCTAAGACTTGGAAAAGATACTGCCTCTCTTGTTATTAATGGTCAAGAAGTTATATCGTTTAGTTATAATCCTGACCTGTTAGATTTTCCAGATCTGATTTTAAATGAAAAAGATCAAGACTGGATAGGTTTTTATGCACACGAAGATGTATTCCCAATCGATATCGACTGTGTAGCAATTTATCCATACGTTGTTCCGACTGCAGTTACAAAGAGAAAGTTTGTTTTTGGTCAGGGTGTCGAAATACCAGAAAACATTAATACATCGTATAGCGGAACCTCCGTGTTTATTGATTATGCTTTTGCAAATTACTCTGCTAACTACCAATATCCTAAGATCGGTTCTTGGCAACAGGCTTTTAACGATAACACTTTAATTCAGAGTAAAGGCTTATCAGTATCAAAAAATCCACTTCCTCAAATCCTGCTGTCTTCAAAAACACAAGAAGAGTTGTTCTCAGATTGCAATACTGCACAATCTTCAGACACGGTAAACTTTTTTTCGTTTAGACCAAACGATTCTTGGAATGCAGTGTCTGGACATATTCTATTTGAAAATTTTGATTTCTTAAAAAGTTCTGTATCCGCTTTCTACGGATGCTTTAGATTGCCACAATCATCTTCCCAAGTACAAACCTTGTTTAGAATTGAAAAAGAAAATAGCAGCAGTTATTTTTTAATACAGTTGTTAAATAATCAAATATCATATGTAATTAATTATAATGGAACCTTGCAGACACTTTACTCACCACTAGTTGCTGAGCCAGGCGAGTTGGTTGATGTTGGAATAAACATTCCAGCCTTTGTTGAAAGATTTGGAGATCAGGCTTCAGACTTTTTTGGATCTTTATCTGACCTAAGATTGTACGTAGGCGGAAAGAAAGATAACACTTCAACATTTACTGGAAAAATATACAAGGTTGGATTTTCTACAAAATACAATTTTCAAAAAATCAGGGGATTGTTTAATGAAGTAGGTGTACCAATATGGAATGAAGACCTATTCGCTGTATACCAAAACAACCAGTTAATAAATATAGACGGTGGAGTAGACACAACATCAATGGGTCCTTCTGGAGGAATAACTTCAACCGTCGTAGGTGCTATCTCTGGTGGAGGGGTTTTTGTTAATGACGAAGACTCGCTTATGGACCATGTTGCTAGTTACACACTTGCCCCTAGCAAAGTATTTGATAATTACAAGTTGTCAGTATCTGCAAATGCATACTGGGAAGATCAGATTCCATTAACTTATTTTGCTGAGTCTGTTATTGATAAAAGGGGAGACCAGTATTTTGACCTTGATTTTATTCAGTTTAATATTGACTATCCAGTACCATCAAAAACAATCGCAATAGAAACTGATCCAGTTGACTGGACATATGCAGAACTTGCAAGCGAGTACGGATTGCCAGTTCAAAGAACTTATGAGTCACTGGATAATTACTTATTTACTGGCTATAACGATTATGAAGATCTTAAAAATAAAATAGCAAAAGACTATAGGTATGACACGGACGGGGCAATTGTAAAAAGTTATGTAACTTTTCAGTATACTAAATTAGGAGCAAATGCAACCCCATTCTATTTTACAAAAACAGAGAGACCTTCTAGAAACGGAATCCTAACACCAGGCTCAGACTGGATGACAACAAAGTATGAGGTTGTAGACAACATGATTATCTATCCACCTTCTGGAGTGGACTTTAACGATCTATCTATTGTGACACATATTGACATGAACGTTAAAGATTCAGATATTGGAAATGTTATTATTAAAAAACTTTCTTATGCATCACAGGCATTGAATGAATCTGATGCCAGCCCAATTGGAACAAGGTTTGGAACTCCTATTTATCCTTATACAAAAACAGGAATATATTATGACTTCAAAAAACAAAATCCGTTTTCAATATATAATGGCTCATCTTCCTATTTGTATTTGACTAAAACAAGTGGAATACAGGTGAGAGGAAAACATGATCCTCTAGTAAACAGGGGTCTTTTAATTCCAATCAATAGCAGCAGAGCAAATGACTTTAAGGCAATTGCAATGCAGATGGCAATTAGATTTGATGGAGAGTACTTCCCTTACGCACCTACACAAATATTTGAAATAGAAAGCAAAGATTCATACATAAAGTTCTACATGGTTGCAAGTGACCCAAGTGGAAGAAGAGCAAAAATTTATGCAATTGATGCAAAGACTGGCCTAGTCCAGAATGGTATAGGTTTTTATTGGAACGGAAAGATTGTTAAAGAGCCAGTGCTGAGTCTTCAGGAGTGGGGATTCTTGGGTATAAGTTTTGCAGATAGCCTAGTGTTCTCATCTTTCGAGGGGGCCATAAGATTAACAGGGCCACTACTATTTAATAGCATTTCATATTACCAGTCAACAAACCTGCAGGAGGTTCAGAACGTTTCAGACAGACCCTGGTTTAGAGTAAAGGTATTGTCTGGGTCTGTCCTAGATTGGGAGTTTTGGGATTCTCCTTCATTTAACTGGAATAAGGTTCTTGTTTTGGCAGAAACTAGTTATTATGGTGTCAATCCAGCAGAGGTTTATAAGAGTTATACAGGAACCAATAAGTTGATTGTAGGGGATGATATACCTGTATCGTTAAAGAATTACGGATATTCTGTATATACGGATGTTAACTGGGTCAAATACGTTGTCGATCCAGTTTAATATGGTATACTTATGGATATGGATTCCTTAATAAACCCAAAAACTGGTGAACCGATTGTAAAGAATGTAAGACGACAGGTCATTGAAAAGAACTATGACTGGGGCCTTTATGTGTACAAGAAGGCAAATGGCAAATGGTTTACAGATGGGAACGGCTCTGTGCTTAATATTCCTTCAGATAAAAACGATATTTCTAGAATGGCAGAATTAAAAAAGACTGCAATGTATTATGGAGATCCAGGAGATGGCACATGCGTGTTTGTTCCAGGACTAACAAGAGTTTCTGAAGAAGAGTATTCTGAGCAAGTTGATAGGCTAAATGCTGGACTTATCCCTTCTCTAAATGACCTTGGAGCAGTACAAGCAGCCAAAGACACTATTGCTAAATATGGGGATGAGGAGTAATCATGGAAGACAACGATTATGAAATCTACGCAAGAATTGATGATCCAATAAAGAAGGATGACACATTCTCAAAGTCAGATCCATTTAGTGGTAACTGGGATACACTAAAATCTCTTGACGGACTAGAAGCAAATTTTAAAAGACGCATCAGCAGATCTTCAACTAAAATGGTTGAACCAACAACACAATATACAACTGCAGCACTTGCTGGAAAAAGCGGTATTGATGGAGCACAATCAAAAGAGATCAACCCAGGACTAGTATATGTAAACGGCTATGGAATGTTCGATGTCATTACACCACCATGGAACCTTTATGAATTAGCAAACTACTACGATACTTCATTTGCAAACCACGCAGCAATTGATGCTAAGGTAGAGAACATCGTTGGTCTTGGTTATGAGTTCAAGGTTTCTCAAAGAACAATGATGAGACTTGAGTCATCAGAAGATAACAGTGCAACACAGAAGGCAAGAAAAAGAATTGAAAGAACAAAGATTGAAGCAAGAGACTGGCTAGAGTCACTTAATGACGATGACTCATTTACAGCCACAATGGAAAAGGTTTACACAGACCTACAGTCAACTGGAAATGGTTATCTTGAAATTGGAAGAACAACTCGTGGAGAAATTGGATACGTTGGACACATACCATCAACAACCATGCGAGTACGAAGACTGAAAGATGGTTATGTACAAATCATTGGAAATAAGATTGTTTACTTCCGTAACTTTGGGGCAAAGAATCAAAATCCACTAACAACAGATGCTAGACCAAACGAGATTATTCACTTTAAGCAGTACTCACCTCTCAACACATTCTACGGAGTGCCAGACATCATGTCGGCTATCAACTCACTTCATGGAGACTCACTTGCTTCACAATACAATATTGACTACTTTGCAAACAAGGCAGTTCCAAGATACGTTGTAACACTAAAGGGTGCAAAACTTTCTGGAGATGCAGAAGATAAGATGTTCCGATTCTTGCAGACAAATCTCAGAGGGCAGTCACACAGAACGCTATATATTCCACTTCCAGGTGATAGCGAAAATAACAAAGTCGAATTTAAGATGGAGCCCATCGAAGACGGTATACAGGACGGCTCATTTAAAGAGTATCGTAAGCAAAACCGTGATGATATCCTTGTAGCACATCAAGTGCCACTGTCTAAACTTGGGGGTGGCGATTCTGGATCTATTGCAGCAGCACTTGCACAGGATCGTACCTTTAAGGAGCAGGTTGCAAGACCAGCACAAAGACAACTTGAAAAAATGATCAATAAAATCATTCGTGAAAAAACAGACATCATTGAATTTGTGTTTAACGAGTTAACACTTACTGACGAAATTGCTCAGTCTCAAATCCTTGAGCGTTATGTTAAGAATCAGATCATGACTCCTAACGAGGCAAGAGTTGTTTTGGACATGCCACAAAGAGATGGTGGTGATGAGGTCCTAGACCTTAAACCAGAAGCAGCAGCAGAGGCAACTACTACAAGAGCCAGAGATGCTGAAAGAACAAACAACAACTCTGACAGTTCATCGACTGTCGCTGGACGAAACCCAAAGGGTGAAGGAAGAAAAACTCCTTAATGTCCAATTTGTCCACAATGTGATACTTATATAAAACGGAGGGTATAATATAATGGTGAGCAATATATCCAAGGCCCATTGGAACTCAGATGGGGAAAATTTACGTCTTTCCATGCCACTTACTAAGGTGGACAAGGAGCGTAGAGTTGTTTCTGGATTTGCATCTTTAGACAATGTTGATAAGCAGGATGACATTGTAACAGCAGAAGCATCAATGGAGGCTTTTGCAAAATTCCGAGGGAACATTAGAGAAATGCATCAGCCACTAGCAGTAGGCAAGATGGTATCATTCAAAGCAGATAAGTATTTTGATCCAGAATCAAAGAAGTTTTATAACGGAGTATTTGTATCAGCATATGTTTCAAAGGGTGCACAAGATACTTGGGAAAAAGTTCTAGATGGAACACTAACTGGTTTTTCTATTGGTGGACGTATGAACAAGTGGGATGAAGGGTTTGACGAGAAGTCAGACAAGGCAATTAGAATTATTAAGCAATATGATTTGATTGAGTTGAGTCTTGTAGATTCCCCAGCAAATCAATTTGCAAACATTGTATCTGTTGAAAAGGTTGACGGAGTAGATGTTATTAAGGGTGACGAAACAGTTTTAGAGAATGTTTTTTATGATAAGGAATCAGGTCTCGTAATGGTTTCAGAAAATGAGTCAGAGGTAAGCCCAACTACTGGTGAGCAAATGGAAAACATAGGTTTCGTTGAAAAAACGGATAATGAAAAGACAGACATGATAAAATTCTTAGTTGATAGTGCTAAAGGCATTAATACTTCTAAGATTAACAAGGAGGTACAACCTATGACAAAATCAAAAAC